CGCCGATTGTCATGAGGTTTTAGTGATTCCGAATGTGGCGTCGTTCGGATTACAGAATCGAATCAACACCGGAACGAGTCCAGCGACAAGCCCCATCGCGATATCTTTCGGGTTTGTGTTGCCTGTCATGTAAACAGCCAATCCACCGGCGAGAGAGCTTCGGAGCCAAGAGACTAGAAGTTCCTTCATCTTGATCATTTTTTCTCCTTTACTTTCGCAACCTTTGGCGGAATAGGTGGAAAGTCCAATTCCGACGGTGCGAAATTTGGTCTCCCGAATCCGACGATAGATCCGCCGGCTGTGTATTGACGCTGTTTGATCATTACTTCTCCGCCGTTGCGTTGAGATCCTGATCCTGATGTGTTGCCTTCGATTGTTGTGATCCAGCCGTCGCCGTCTTTGTCAGCTTTGATGACGATTCCGATGTGTGAAATCCTGAACACTTTGTCGTCCGGGAAATCAAAGAACGCAAGATCGCCGCGCTGTGGTGTCTCATGCCATCGACCTTTAGTTTTGAACGCTTTAGATCCGGCAAGAGTTGAGACCACACTTGGGATCTTGACTCCGGCTTCATTGGCGCACCAGTTGACGAAAGAACCGCACCACGGCAAGCCGTCCGCTCCGGTAAATTTTCCGTACTTAGTCAGATTCTCGCCCTGCTCGATGTAGCCGACTTCTTTAAGTGCGACTTCGATAAAGCGTTGAGCTGTATTTTGCGGATACATTAAAGAGAAGCGATCTCGTCCGCTGTGAGACCAAGTGCTGCAAGTTTGGCAAGTGCCGAGGCTTTAGCCGCGTTTCTTGCTTCGGCTTTAGCGGTTTGCTCTAAAGCTATCGCTTGCGCTTTTTCGGCTTCGGCTATTTGATTTTCTGTGTAATCGCGTAAGACTTCTTTTCCAGTTTCAATATCTATGACTTTTTCTTTATACATTAGTTAGCTCCAAAAATTAACATATTGCCCTGACTAAAATTACCACTTGATGAAATTAAAGATACAGAAGAAATAACAGCTGTTGCTTTATATATGCCCTGATAAGTTCTGCCTCTTTGGTCATCACTTGAAGGTGCTTGCCCAATATCAGCCGTAGACATAACTGTTACTCCTTTGAATCCTGTTGAATTTCCGCCTAGTATTGAAATACCGCTAGAAAAGTTAGTTTGACCTGCGCCACTAGTCATTGTTGCTAAAGGAAAGGAGGTATCGTTAGAAGCTTGCCCATCATTAAATATATTTGCTGAATAAGTTGCAATACCATAAAACAAAATACCAGCGTGTAAATAATTGGTAGCAGTATCGCCGTTTATTCTTAAGGTTGCCGTATTGCTGTTTGCTACACCTGCGGCGTTTTGAATTAAAATAACAAAATTATCATAACCGCTTAGACCTGATACTGTTATTGTCGAAGCACCGGTTAAAGCCGTGGTGCTTAATTGTGTAAAAGATTTATTTCCTGCCGGTGTTGCCCAGCTAGGTTGACCAGCGGCAACTGTGAGGACTTGCCCTGTGCTACCAATTCCGAGACGGCTAAAAGTGCCGGAACCTGTTCCACGAATTAAGTCTCCGGCTGTTGTAATTTCCGTTGCCATTGAGTTAGTGACTGTCACAGATCCAGAAGTTCCACCGCCTGAGATTCCGACTCCAGCTGTGACGCCGGTGATGTCTCCGGGATTTGGTGTAGTCCAGACGAAATCCATATCGGTATTCGAATTCTTGGCGAGAATCTGTCCGGTCGTGCCACCTTCAAGATCAGCCATCGAAGTATCGATCGACTGACCGAGCGTCCGGATCGCGGCGGCTCCGTCCTTGACGAGATCGGTGTCGTCCGGCGTCTCCCAGCCGAAGTTTGTTGTCGTTGCCATTTTCCTTCTTTCTTATACGACGACTGTGGCGGATTCCCAGTCGAGTGTAGGGGATAAAGTGTTCCAGCTCTCGGATATCGGAACCGAGTTCCAACGGAAAGCCGTGAGCGAGAACGCCACCGGCGAAAGATTGACCGTGATCGATAAAGTGTTAAAGCTTGCGCGGAATGTCCAACCTTCGACGAATCCTTGAAATTCTCCGTCGTTCATATTGATCGGGAGATTCGTGACATTCATTGGCAATCCCATAAAGCAAGCAATTAAGGTATTGCGATCGCCGTCGGATAGTTCCGGGTTGGTTAATGCGTAAGTAATAGAATCGAATTTCGCTCTTGGATAACCTCGGAGAGACAAGTATCGATCGGCTTGCTCTTGTGCGTCTACTGTATTTCTGACGGTCGTGTTAATAATTGCCGCGAGATCGCCATAGATAGCGATTGAAGCCGGGTCGCTAGCTGTGACCTCTGATCCGTAATTGTTGCCATAGGCAAGAGTTATGTCATTTCTGACATCTCCGCCGCGTGTACGAATTGAAAGACCCGAGCCGATTGCGTCATTGGCTGAGACATCGAGATAACCATTCGCCGCTAGATATTCGCTTCGATGTGTCGCGTCCGCGTAGCCAATTCGACCGGCAGAATCCTCGTAAATATAACCAAAGCCCGAAGTCGCAAGAGCTGAGACGAGCGAATAAACATCGGTTACACTTGCCGAGCGTTGGTGGAGTTCATAATCTCCCGGCTGATCTATTTCACCGAGTCCGGTGTTTTCCGCGTCTGTCCAATCTTGCGCCGGATCGTAAGCCGCCCAAGTCGTCGCGGCTGGAACCGCATTCCAATTCGCAAAGAGAACAGCCGAGAGAATTGTGTAAATTTGATCCCCGTCGAAGTCGTGAGATAAGACTCCTTCGGTGAGTGCCTTTGGAAGCCTTGATAGAGCCCCTAGCGCGACAATCCGAACGACCTGTGTAAATCCGGTCGATCCGGCTCTAGCGACCTCGATAGCGACATCTGAGACCGATCCACCGAATATCGGGACGAACACGCCTGTCCCGTCCTTGACTTCGACTGTGAGACCGTCATTGATTGAGATCGTGACTGACGCTGTGTTGAGATTTATCAATTCGAGAGCGCAATACCCGGCGACGGGTTGCTGATAAATATCCGTCCGACCGCTTGTGATCGTTAAATTGGAAAGAGTGACATCTGTGTATTCGACCGCGTTGATCTTTACACGCCACTCGGGCGACCAGTTCGTCACACTAGGATTCCGGCTCCGCCAAGTGTTCCGCGAGCTTGCGAATCGTTAAGAATTGAGACGATCTGGCGAGCTGTTGACTCTGAGTCAATCGCACCGTTCACGGTCAGATTGATCGACGCACCGCCAGAGAATCCGGCTGTGTTAAATTGTGGAACTCCGGGAGCCGACGGAACTGATGTGTCGAATCCAGCCGATGAGACTTTGAGTCCTAGTCCTTTTCTAATTCGATCGATGTCGTCTTTGTTAGTCGAAAGAGGATTTCGCAAGTATTCGGCGGCGGCTTGAACAATAAAGACAAGCTCTTTGAGAATGTTGATTGTTACATTGGCGACGGCGTTAAGAGCTTTAAGAGCTTTGATAAATCCATCAATCGATGAACCTTCTCCGCCTGTTCCAGAATCGATCGACTTGAATAATCCGCCGACCTGTCTCGCCATCTCTGCTATATCTTGCCCGGCTTGAAATGCCGATTTCTGAGTTTTTGAAATCTTAGGCTCAAAAGAATCGACACGCTTTCCGGCATAGTCGGACGCAACAGCCAGACCCTGCTCTCCGGTAAGTCCAGAGATGAACGCATTGAGAGCCGGGATTCCGCTGTCTGTCATAAATTTCGAAAACTTCTCTACTACTGGCAAAAGTGCAAATCCGAGAGTTTCCTTCGCTTCGTCCATCGCGACTCTCATTCGCGCGAATCGTCCGGCGTAAGTATTAGCGGCGACATCGGCTTGCCCGGCGAAAGTCGTTGACAATACTTGAACAGCCGCGTCGAAATCTTTTGTCTTAATTATATTTTCATCGATTGGGACGCCAAGTTTTTTCAATGCTCCGAATGAGCCGTCGTAGGCTTTGGAAAGAGCTTCGGTAACTTGCGCCAAACCTTTACCAGTACCGGCGGCGATATCGATCGCAAGTGATTGAAGTCTTGTCGCTTCGGTAACTGATGAAGTTGATCTCAATAATCGATCCAGCGATGGACGAAGTTGATCGTCGGTGATTCCGGTGGCAAGTGAGGTTTGTGTTATGTATTGCTCGACGCTTGCGATTTGTGCGTCGGTTGCTTGAGTGACATTCTGGAGAGTCTTTGCGAGCTTTGCTTGAGCCGCTTCGTCCTCGATTGCTGACTTGACTCCATCGATCGCGGATTTGATGGCGAGCGCACCGATAGCCGCACCGGCGGCGAGTGCCGCTGTTCCAACAGCTTTGAACGCTCCGCCTAGCTTGTCGCCGAATGTGCTAGAAGTGTCCTCGGCTTGTTTGAGTCCTTTAACGAGATCGGCTGTGTCCGCAAGGATCGAGAGCTTGAGTGTGCGTGAACCTGCCATTTAGTCATACTCCTTCAAGATACGATCGAATGCGCGTTCCCATTTATCAATCAATTCCGGCTGGATCGATCTGAGTGTTGGATAAATAAAATAGCCGGCAGAACCGCCTCCAAGTCTCGGAGTGCGTTTCGGAAATTGCTTATATCGATTGGAACCGAACTCAAGTCCAGCCCAGAGCTTTTGAGTCGTACCACCGCCGGAGAACTTTTGTGCCGCGAAGCCGAACGAGACTTCCCCGATCTTGGACGACTTCGCAACCCTTGAGCCTTCGGCAACACGACGAACAGCTGTCCCCGCGACGGTTCGGGTTTGAGCTGTCTCTCTGACTTTAAGTTGTAAGAATTCCGCTAGGGCTGACGATTCACGCTTTGCGGCTTCGATACCTTCATCGGACATCGCTTTGAATGAACGAGTGATCGCGCGGAGTTCGGCTTTGTCATACGCGATTTCTACGCTCATTTCGCTTCTCCAATACATCGATCGCCGTGAGAATATCCTCTGCCGTCTGCCATTCGCTCATTGGAATACCTGTCTCGATTGCTAACTCGACAAGTAATCGTCCTAAGCTTCCGGCTGTGTGTCTTTTGGGAGATCATCACCGATCGAAAAATCCGAGACCGTCTCACACCAAATCTCATAAGGTTTGACAGCTTTTCCGCCGGCTTCACGCTTCATCGCGTTCCACGCAAGAAAAAGAATGTCATTCACGCCGAGATTGTTATGCGCGTCCTGAATTGTTCGACCGAATTTTATCTCCCATTTCTGCCACTCCGGGACGCT